CAGCCGTCGTGGCGCTGTTGCCCGCGTTGGTCGCTGCCGTGGTGGCAATCACTGCCTGGTTGGCAGCCGTCGTGGCGCTGTTGCCCGCGTTGGTCGCTGCCGTGGTGGCAATCACTGCCTGGTTGGCAGCCGTCGTGGCGCTGTTGCCCGCGTTGGTCGCTGAGGTCGCGGCAGCGCTGGCCGAAGTTGCTGCATTGGCCGCGTTGAGCTGCGCGGCGCTCTGCGCGGTCTGCACGATGGCAATCGAGGCCGACGCATTGCTGGCTGCCTGGGTGGCCGTCAGCGCTGAGGTCAAGGCCGACTGCGCGGCGGTCTCCGCGCCCTGTGATGCATCTTGCACCGCGCCCAGCACTGCGTCAAATGCCGATGGGGCCAACTGATCGACCCCCACCGACTGATTGGCCAGGGTGCCGTCGTCTTTCTGGATCAGCGCCAGGTTGGCGCGAATCTGGTTGACGGAAAGCGCCGCCGCATCCAGCTCGGCGTTGATACCTGAGTGGTTGGTATCGTCGCCGTCGCGCTCGGTGAAGTCGATTTCGCGGTCGTAGGATTGCGGCTGCGGCATGCTGCCCCCTTACTCGGGCCGGGTGTCGTCGGCCTTGCCCTTCTTGGCGGCGGGCTCGGGCTTGGCGGCGGCTTTTTCCACCATTTCCTTCAGGCGCTCCCCGCCGTCATCGCCGTACACCTTCACCACCTTCTGCGGGCCGTACTTGGCGCTCAAGCGCTCGTGCTCCTGTTCGACATCCACCTCCATGTGAGCAACCACCGTGTCGCCGCTGACGTTTTCCCTACCGAACATCTGGCGCAGCATGGTTAGCTCGTAGGGTGGCACGGCTACCGGGGTAATGGTGTGGGCGTCCCGGCGTACCATGACTTCCACCAGGGGGACGTTGATCTTGCTCATTGGGTTTTTTCTCCAGGGGATTGAAGAACCCCGGCGCATGGCCGGGGGTCGATCTGGTCATCAGGCGATGGCCAGGACGGCGTGCGCGTTGGCACGGCTTATGGACAGCGCACAGCGCAGGTTCACCATGGCGTACATGGCCAGGGTGTCGTGCGGTCGCACTGGCGTAACGATGTCCATGTCGTCGTCACGATACTTCATGTACTTCGTGTTGATGAAGTAACAGCGCCTGTTCCAGGACACAACCGGCGCCTCCAGGGTCTGCAGCTCCTCGAACTGCGGGTCCCAAATGATCTCCACACCCTTGAAGTACAGGCCAGTGTTCACGCCAGAGCCAACCCCCGCATCCAATTGCTTCACCGCGCCTGCATTGGCGTTGTTGGTCACAGTGATTTCCCGACGGTAAGCGTCGATGAAGTCGCCGCCCGCCAGGATGAAGTCGGGCGAACCGCCATTCCTGATGCAGCGCCGCCAAGCCAGTTCCATGCGCTGGGCCAAAGTGCCCACGGACGCCACCGAAATGCCGGTCTCGGCATGGTTGCGCCAGTAGGTCGCGGTCGCGCGATTTAGGCCGCCAACGGTGCCCGTGGTGGGAGCTACGGAAATGAGGGTGTCCAGGCCGACGATGGAGTCCGGGTCGGCAGTGCCGTTGCGGTGCAGCTCCAGATCAAGCCTTTGCATGAAGCCCTCCTTGAGCGATTCCATTTGCTCGTCCAGTAGGTTCAGAAGCTGCACCTTCTCGTTCTGCTCCAGCCTGTACGCGCCACGCTCGCCCTCGCGCACCTTGATGCCGTTGCCAAACAGGCGGTCATAGTCGAGGTAGAGGCCATCCACGGCACGCCGCCACGGGAAAGCGGCTTGTTCGGTCGTGTTGCGCTTGTTGAAGACCACAGGGTCTTCCCCGTAGGCCCAGTTGAAGTTGCTGCCGTGGGTTCGGCGAACGTTCTCCACGATGTTTTCTTTGGCGCCCAGGAACATCTTACGGCCCTGCATGAGCTTTTTGAGAAGGGGTCGCTCCGTGGCAATCTGATCCACGGGGATGTTGCGCAAATATTCGTCCAGCGAGACTTTGGCAAGCTCCTGGAGGTCTCCAGCGGAAATAGGCATTTTGTCGCTCCGAAATGAAAGGGTTTGAAGTCACCTTCCACACCGTTCACAGCAGGCCCTTCCTGTGCGTTCAGCGCATCAGACCCCCGGCGCGACTCGGGTACGGCTTAATCTGATGCACTTGGCCCTAGTGGACGCGACCCCACTCATTCGGCGACAAATTCGGCGTGTACCGCATCGGCATACCGGCTGAACTACTGCGGGAGGCGATCCCCGCTTACGCTCGTTGCAGCTCAGTCAGCACAGCGATGCGGAACTGGCAAGCCAATTATTGGAGGCAGTCAAGCTCCCGGCGGATTTTTGTTCAGAGACCCATGCTCTCCATGCGCTGCGCAATGCGGTCAATCGGTGACGCAGCATTTGTGGCTGGGATGCCAAGGGTGGCCGGGCGCGAGCGAATCGGTTGCTGGCTCGACGCAGCACGAGGCACTTGGATGTTGTCGTACATCATCTGGATAGTGGCGGCCCACTGGTGTGGCTGGTATGTGCTGACGAACTTCTGTAGGTTCGCCGGGTTCTTGAAGTGCTCGGCGATCACCTTCATCCGTGCCGGGTGATCCACCTCATTAGCGCGGGTCTGCAGGTAGGTTTCCATCGAGTGCGCGGCTTGCTGTACCTGCTGCTGAAATTCCTGCTGCTGTTGAGCGCTTTGCTGCTGCACCTGCTGGCGCTGCGTCACCTCCGCCTGCTGCTTGCGGAACTTGGCCAGCTCAACCGCACGCTCGCGGGTGATTTCCATGTTATCGACGGCCTGCTTCAGGTCGTCGTGGCCTTTCAGCAAGTCCACACCCGGCGCTTCCACACCCAGCTTGGCGTACAGCATGGTGCGCTGGCTCTCGATCATTTCCAGCGCCACACGTAAATTCTTTTCGTCGCCGCTGCTCATCAGGCGACCGAACTCCAGTGTTTGAGCAAACATCTCCGGCGTCATTCCGGTGGACTGCACCATCTCGCGGAACTGGGCCAGGTCTTGCTCCATCTGCTTGCGCTCGGCAAACACCTGTTTAATGCGCTCGCGTCCGCGCTCGGACTTCACGCCATCCAGCAACTCGGATTCTTCGGCCTCGGGGGCCTTTGGCTTGTCCTCGGGCTTAGGTGCAGGCGCTGCGGGCTTGTCAGACGACTTTGCCGCGTTGGGGTCGTCCGCCAGGTCGTCCAGCATGGCGGCCAGCTTAGACTTGCCGCTTTCTGGTGTGGTGCCCGCCTCATTTTGCGCCGCATCCGACGTGGGTGTGTCGGTAGTTGGCTCGCTGGGCGTGCTTGCCGATGTGTCGGTGGGCGCGTCAGTGGGTGCATCGACTCCAATGGCATCCATCGCGGCCTCGATGGCGCTGCCACCTCCCAGGTCGCCGCCTTGGTCATCGGCGGGCTTGAAACGGGCAAACATGCGTTGCTTCCAGAGTGGCATGGTGAATTCCTTGTGGTTGGGATTGTGGGTTACATCACCGAGGCTGGCATCCCGGCTGGCATCGTTGGCTTCTGCGGGATGAACTGCTCAACGTCCAGCCGCTCGTCGAAGCGCTTGAGGGTTTCGCGCAGCAGGTTCACCAGAGGCTCGGCGTCCATGCCGCTGGCCTGCACCTGCATGATCTGAGTCACCAGGCCCTGCACGATGGGCAGCACCTTGCCCCATGACTCCTGTTGCTCCAGCTTGTCGGGTGCGCCCGTGGTGCCCGCTCTGATCTTCATTTCGACCATGTCAAAGACCCGCTCGCGCTCAAGCTCTGGCCAGTCGTAGTGCTTGATGGGCACCTGCATTCGCAGGCCACCGGACTCAATCATCTGCATCTCGAGTGGCCCCATGATGCGCTCTACCTGCGGCGGCGTCAGCTCCATCAGCAGTATCTGGGCGGCGTACTGGGCGATCTCCTGTAGCCAATCTTCCACTTGGTCGCGGAATTCGCTCACGCGCCCACTCAGGCTCTGTTGCAGTATGCTCGCTTCGGTGGCGGTCTTGGCCTTCACAACGGTCGAACGGGCAGCATCCTGCAGCCCGGTCACTTGCTCCCAGTCGTAGCGCACCGCGCTGGTGTCGTACACAGCAGGGTCAATGGGCGGATGCTGGCGCGGCATGATCACCTGGTTAAGCGGCTTGCCCTCGGTGTCGATGATCGTGATTTCGCCTACATCGCTGTCGCTGTAGCGGCGGATGCTCTTTTCGCTGATGTCAGCGCCCGCCATCCAGCCGGGCAGGCACAGGTTGCGGTGTTGATTGAAGCGGTCTCGCGCCTCGTTGTGCTCTTCCTGTAGTTTCTCGGTCAAATCCACCAGCGAAGGGGCAACAAACTGCCCGTCCACCACTTGGAATGGCAACAGAAAGAACGGGAGCCAGCGCTCCCCGGCTTTTGGTGGACTGTACGGCTCACGCAGCCAGTAGTCGCACCCCTCAGCCACGGTGTACACCCGCTGTGTCACTTTGTCCCAGATTTCCAGGATAGCAATCTGCCGGTCTTCATCCAGGCTGGCTGATGCACTTGCAAACCGGCCATCTTTCGCATTGAATTGACCGGTCTCGCTGTAGGACATGGCCGTGTCCAGCTTCACCTTGTACGTGGCCTCAGCCTGGCTTTTCTTCATTGGGATGATTTGCGCAATCCAGTCGGCATCCCTGTAGTCCCAGAACTCGCACACGCTTGGGTCGATCAGCAGGTTTTCGGTCATCACCCGGTCAACCACTAGGCCCTCGGCGGCGGTCACCTCCACCTGCTCGTTGAGTGCGGCCATTAGCTGTTCCAGCTCGGCCTTCTTCGCATCCAGGTCGCCGCGCTGGCCGGGGTCTTGAATGTCCGCCATCAGACGCTCTACCTCCAGAATGTTGTCCTGCGTGTCGTTGATGCGGCTCTGGATGATCGGGTCGCGCTTTATATCGCGCTGGTACATCACCTTCACCGTGCCGAAGCTGGCGGTGAGCGCGGATCGCACTGCCGCCTTGGCCCGGCCTTTCAGGTCGGCTTTCTCGAGGTGGCGGTTGGTCACGGTTTCCAGCGTCTTGCAAAACCGCTTGAGGTTGTCGGCTTTGTACAACGGTATGGCGCTGATTTCCGGGTTTCGCGCGTATATGTTGGGCAACACTGCCGTGATAGTCCCCTGTATCAGGTTCGCGCGTAGCTTATAGAACTCCTTGGTCTTTGGGTCGGCCCCCCAGTTAAATCCGGCCACTGTTTCGCGGTTGTGCCGCACCCGTTTGTGGAATTTATCCCAATGCTGGCGAGCACGCGCAATGCGCTGGCTCCACTTCTTGGCCAGCTCGTCGGCTTCATGGGTCTCGCGGTAGCCATCGGGCTGGGTGGGCGCAGAAATATCCATCGTTCACACTCTCATCGTGTAGGTGTCGTCGTCGTGTTTGTATGTCGATTCCTCGGGGTCGCCGGACTTTTGTTCGGCGTCTGGGGTGCGGCGGCGGCGCATGACGCCATACCGTGTGGCGTCATAAAGATGGTCCTCTGCATCCGTATCCACATCCTCCGGGTTGTCGTCCGATGGAGGCAGGCTGGGCACCGTGCGGATCCAGT